AAGTCTTTTTTTTAAAAAAATGAAAATATTTTTCAACTTTCCTTTATTATACCTCTTTTTTTTGAAAAAGTAAAGTCTTTTTTTTAAAAAAATGAAAATATTTTTCAACAGCAAAAAAATAATCAAAAAATAATTCCCAGAACCACATTTTGCACAACACATTTTTTCCTTTATATAGAAAAGGGGCAGAAAATAGTTTGTGGAGACAAAAATGACCGTTCTTAAAAGAAATCCTAACAGAAAAAGAAAAATACCAAGCCCAGGAAGACCACAGAAATACTCTACAGAAATAGCCGAATATATTTGTAAACAATTGATGATTGGAAGATCGATTGTGGATATCTGTAAAGAGGAAAAAGTTCCTTCTATTCCAACAGTTTTTTCTTGGCTAAGCAGAAATAGTAATAGTTTTAGAGAGGAATTTCTTAAATCTTACACAGAGGCACGTGAAATTCAAGCGGAAGTTTTAGCCGACCAAATTCTTTCAATATCTGACAACAAAACAGAAGATTACTATATAAAAGAAACTGTAGATAAAAATGGTAAGAGAACTTCTGTTAAAATCATAAATGAAGATTGTTTAAGATCAAAAACTATTCAGATTGACAGCAGGAAATGGTTAGCTGCACATTTGCTACCTACAAAGTTTTCTGATAGAGTGCAGTTGACTGGAGCAGCAGGGAAAGATTTGATTCCCTCAGTCCCGACAAAAGTGATATTTAATTTCGTAGGAGATAAGGAAGAAGAATGACCGGAGAAGTCCAGTTAGACATTCCCAAAGCTTTTCAATTCTTATTGGAACCGCATCGGTATAAATCGGCATACGGCGGAAGAGGAGCGGGAAGATCGTGGTCATTCGCAAGAGTGTTGGTGGCATTGGCCTCTTACCAAAAGAAAAGAATTCTTTGCACAAGAGAATATCAAAACAGCATCAAAGATTCAGTCCATAAAACATTATCTGATCAAATTGAATTGTTAAATCTTACACCGTATTTTAACATCACCAAAACAGAGATTACCAGCAACACCGGTTCGGAATTCATATTCAAAGGATTACAACATCCACTGGAGATAAAGTCTATTGAAGGAATTGATATAGTCTGGTTAGAAGAAGCTCAAAGCGTATCAGAAGAAAGTTGGCGATTCTTGATACCGACTATCCGGAAAGAAAATTCCGAGATATGGTTAAGTTGGAATACTGGGGCCAAGACTGATCCTACCTATCAGCGATTCGTAATCAACAAACCTGATGATTGTATATCAAAACTTTTAACATTCAAAGACAATCCATTTTTCCCAAATACATTGAGGAAAGAAATGGAATATTGTAAGCAGGTAGATATTGATGCTTACAATCACATTTGGGAAGGATTGCCTCATTCAATCAGCAATGCTCTAGTGTTTAAAGATAAGTTTGTTGTTGAGGATTTTGAAAGTCCTGATAAAGTAAAATACAGACTGGGAGCGGATTGGGGATTCAGCAACGATGCCACAACACTGATCCGCAACTATATTGTCGGCAATGATTTGTTTATTGATTACGAAGCCTATGGGGTGGGTGTGGAGTTAGAAGAGTTACCACAATTGTTTGATTCGATCCCGGGAAGCAGATTTACCAAGATCGTTGCCGACAATTCTAGACCAGAAACCATTTCTTTTATGAGGAAGAAGGGGTTTCCGATAGTGGGCTGTGTAAAGACCGCAACAAGCAAAGCAGGATTTGTCAGAGACGGATTGGAGTTCATGCGTAAGTTTGAGAAGATTCATATTCATAAAAGATGTATCCATACCAAAGACGAGTTTGAACATTATTCGTACAAGGTGGATAAGAAGACAGAAGATGTGTTGCCGGTATTAGCTGATGGATTTGACCACTGTATTGATGCTATTCGTTATAGTCTGGAAGACCTGATTCGTGGAACCGGAATTGATTGGATTGCCGTGGTGGGGAGATAAATGAGCAGTAATTGGGTAAAGGGCGAATATAGTTCTCCAAGAAAGAAATACAAATCCGGTCGGCAATGCACCTGGATATTGCCCAGCGGGAAAAGATGTAACAAGAAAGCTTGCGGTTATTTTTTCTGTAAAGAACATTTTATTGCAGCTACTCATGTTGAGGCAGGTCTAATGAGCTGTGAAATGGGAAGGATGTTATGAGTCATTTAAAACCGGGACAATATCCTTTGAAGCCGGGAAGAGTAAATATACCGGTGATTGTTTTAAGCACGGTTGATATAGACAAGACGGGAATAATCAGGAAAGCGACTTCAGCAAGCAGTCAGAAAGTTATTATAGGCAGAACAGAGAAGATGATTCAGACCGATTTTCTGGCACAATTAATTCCGTAAAGGAGAGAAGATGAAATGTTAACACAGGACATCAGAGACATCGTTAATGGCAGAATCATAATGAAGGATGGCAGAACTGTTGACCAGATTTACAAAGGCTTTATGCTTTACAAATCAGGCAAAGCACCTGCCGAGTTTACCGCCATCAAAGAAAAGGACCAATATCAAGGGTCGTTGGATGATGTGAAAAGGCAGATTGATAAGTATTGGGAAAAGAAGGATGCAGAAGAGCTTGCGAAGAAAACCGGAGATGCCATGTCGATGGGTGCTGATTTGGAAGAAAGACGAAAACAAAAAGAATTTTTAAGACAGAAATATCCGGACTATGATCCTAAACGTCATGATGTTTTTGTTATGAGATATAACGAGGAAGAGCAGAAAAAGGCTGAAGAGCAATACCGCAAGAACAGGGGGATCGACTCATCAAAGTCTTTGCTTCCTGAGTATTATGTTTATTATATGGATAATGATGGGAGAAAGGTCATTGTAGCAAGAGGCTTGTCTTATATGAATGCGGTTAGGTATGCTCAAAATCACAGCAAGGAATATGGGACTAGTTTGGAGTTTGAAGTCCAAGATCAGAAAACAAGAGATGCGACTCAAAACATACACAGTCCGATGTATCAAAGGGGATTACAAAATGCTATTCGATTTGCATATATACCTGATTTTAAAAATGAGCAAGAAAAGAAAGATTTTGAAGCAGGTCTGAAAGCAGGGTATGAAGAAAATAAAAAGTTTGCCGCCAAGAGCAAGAATGAAGATTCAACTTTTGACGCTCTCGACCCTGATGAAGCATTTGATTCAAGAGACATTGAAAAGGAAACGATCGCTAACAATTATTTCAGGAAGGTATTGTTTACTTCTGAAAGACTTCAGTTAGTGCTAATGAGTTTGAAGCCGGGAGAAGATATTGGTGAAGAGGTTCACCCGACAACAGATCAATTTTTCCGGATTGAGGAGGGGAAAGGAAAGGCAATTGTGGATGGTAGGGAGATAAATATAAAAGATGGTTCTTCTATCCTGATCAAATCAGGAAGAGTCCATAACATCATCAACGACTCCAATAAGCCATTGAAGCTTTACAGCCTATATTCTCCTCCTCATCACCGGGACGGATTAATTCAGAAGGAGAAGAAATAAAATTATGGCATCGACAAGACAACCGTTAAGAAAAAGCGTATTGAAGAGCAAAACCGCCATTGCTGAAAGAAAGAACCGGCCCAAGAAGGTTGTTCGTAGAACTGTTACCATTACCGAGTCTACTATTGTGACTGTCGGTAATGGACAGAAGGAAAATAAAGTAGAGGTTTCCTTTACGGCAAATCCGCCAGAGGTTGTAGAAGTAATGGGAAAGGAAAAGAAAAAGAAGAAGGAAAAGTCTGAATAATGCATAGAATCAATTTTCGTGGATTAAACATCAGGATAGAGCAAAAGGTCGGCTCGGTTCGTGAAGGCGTTAATAAGAAGGGCGAACCGTGGAAGGTCAGATTTTACTATCCTTATGGATTTATCTGCGACACCATGGGAAAAGATGGTGATGAGATTGATTGCTTTATTGGTGATCATTGGGAATCTGAAAATGTTTACATCGTTCATCAGTTAAGGCCGGATGGTTTATATGATGAAGATAAGGTGATGTTGGGATTTCTGGAATTGAATTCAGCAAGGGACGGTTATCTGTCCCACTACAACACGCAAGGGTTCATTGGCAAGATTACCGCCATGCCGTTTTTTGAGTTTAAGGAAAAGATGAAAACAATCGGCCGAGCGGGGGTAAAGATAAAGTGATTGAGTTTGTGCTGAAGATTGTTATTGCAATTATTGTTTTTCCCATTATGATTATGGCAGGGGCGGTCTTTGGTGCATTTTATTTTAGTTTTGTATGGATTGAGGCAATGACAAGCAATGTCTAAAAAACAGACCTTTGATTTAAGCACAGGTGATTCATTTACAAACTTCTTGGCGAAGCTTGGGGCAAATACGCAGAACCTTCAAAGCTACAGCCAATATTCATTATCACCTTTTGTAACCAGAAATCGTATTGATCTT